AGCGGGAACGACAAGTGGGAATATTTCAACAGGCATGCAAACGATGTTGATGTTATCGCAAATAAGAACGTTATTGACTTATTAAGCGCATTTGATTCGGCGGGAATTAGAATCATATTCCTGACGGCGAGAAGTCAAGAAATCGAAGCGCAGACCCGCGCGAAATTAGACATGGTAATCGGTCAATTTGCGGAAAATATTTTTTCTTACATTTTGTTAATGCGAGATATTGACGACAAAAGCGAATCTTGCGTCGTAAAGAAATTTTGGCTTGATTGTATTCGCAATCAATATGTCGTAATTTGCGCAATCGACGACGATTCTTCAAATTGCGAAATGTTCAAAGACAATGACATCTTAACGTTACAAGTACATAGAAAGAGAGGTTAAAACATGGGTATTGTTTTATTTTTCAAAAAAAGAGCAGAAAAAGCAAAAGAGGAAAGACAAGAATTTTGCAAAAAGCGTTATTGGCTTTTTATTCAAGAAAATACGAAGTCGAAGACAAAGGAAAAGTTGCAATCCCGCACTTTGTCAAAGCGGACAAACAAGTCGAAGAATTAGAAAAACGCGGGCTTGTTGTTGAAACGTTCAGGCAATTATGCGAAGCGGGGTGTCTATGATTAGCGCAAAACAAGCGAGAGAAAAAACGGACATCAAGCGTATTGCGAACTTTAAAGCCGAGATTGAAAAACTGATTAAACATTCAATCGACAAAGGACGCGACGAAGCGAGGATTTCGGGAACTGTACCTGACGAAATCATCGAAGAATTGAAAGAAAACGGGTACATCGTAGAAGAACAAAACGGATTGACAAAAATTCGTTGGTAACAGTAAAAAAGAAAGGTAGGCAAAAATGGGTTGTGATATTCACACAGTAGTTGAAATTAAAAAAGAAAATGCATGGGTAGGTTTGGAAGAATGTCCGAAAGAATTTGAATCGCGCAATTATGCTTTATTTGCATTTTTGGCGGGGGTTAGAAATTCATTTAATACAAAAGGGTTTGAGCCAAAAGGATTTCCCGACGATATGTCAGAAAAAGCAAAAGAAAAATTTGAAGACGATTCGGACTTGCATTCAAAATCATATTTGACATTGAAAGAACTTGACGAATCAGACAAAAAAGACGCGTTCGCGCATAAATGCCGAATTGTAAAAGCATTTTGGGAAAAATTCAAAGAATTGGGCGGACAATTACCCGACGGAATGGAAGTTGAAGACGATTTCAAGGTTGATTCAATCGTTGACGCTTTAAGACTTGCATATTGTCCCGAAGTAATTATTAAATGGCAACCGTCCGAAGAAGAAATCAAAGGGTTTACATTGTATCAAGGTATTGAAGCGTTAAAAGAAATTGCAAAACAAAACAATATCGAAAATTACAACGATATAAGAATTGTATTTTGCTTTGATAATTAGGAATAAAAAAGGAAAGAGGAATCATGAAAAACGCAAATAAAAAATCAAAGAAAAATATTGAGGTTGAAAAAGACTTTGCATTGATAACAGTTGATAAAAGAAAATTATTGAAAGTTATTCGTTCAACCGCTAGTTTTACAAGCAACGGCAAGTTTGGAGTATTAGACAAAATCAGAATAAAACTTAAAGATGATGTTTTGATGATGTGGGCAACCGACGGAAACCGTGCAATCGAAACCGATTTCAGAGTATCTGAAAACGAGGGAAATTTAAAAGAAGTTGAAATCATGGTGTTTGCTAGATTGCTAACGGGTTTGTGTTTCAATGTTTCAAACGGCGATTTTATAAGATTGAAAATCGACAAAGATTCAATCGGCTTCGATGATTTTTCAAACAATGTTTATTACAAGATAAACGGTTGTGAAATTGGAAACTTCCCTGATATTGAAAAAGTAATGAGTGAATACGACTATGGCGAAAACGCTTATAGAATAGCATTTAATCGTAATTATATGGAACAAATGAAACGATTGTTAGTTGATGAAAGAAATTGCATTGTAGAAGCAAGATTCAACAAAGAAAGTAATTTGTCGCCGATTATATTTGAAGTCAAAAACAATTCGGAATCAATCGCACAACGCACGCTTTTAATGCCGATTCAATTAAGAGATTAGGTACGGGCATGAATAAGACAATAAGCGGTTATATAAAAACTTGCAATGATGATGAGTTGTACAGATTATTTGACCTCATTATCGAAGAAATGAACAAAAGGAAAGAAAAAGAAAGAAAAGAACAGGCATGGCAGAATATAAAATCAAAAATATGACGATTGATATTCCTGACGAAGACGATTCCGTCCGCTTAATTGCGGACGAGTTGTCAAAGTTGGGCGGGGTATATGATGAAGATTGCGACATCTTAACAAATCTAGCCGTATTATTGCAATATCGCTTAAATGTGCAACTAGGATTTGACCCCGAAGAAGTAGAAGAAATTTCGCAATAGAAAAGGCTTGAAAAATGAGTATAGACGGAATTTTTGAAAAAGGACATATAAACAAAGGGTGGGAAAAAATAGAAAAATGGATTACAGACGAAGACGTTTGCGCGAATGATTTAATGGCGATTGTTTGCGCAAAGTTCGGGGCGATTCCCACCGTTCGTTCAAATGTCGTTACGGTAAATGAAACCCGCTTAATGGTTGCGGGCGATATTTACAACATTAAGATTGAAAAAGAGGTGAAATAATGACAACAAAAACACCGTCGGAAGTTATCGCCGAATTTTTAGAAGCGGTTTTGTTACCGCAAAAACAACAGAAAAACAGTTTAGAAATTGTATATTTACAATTTCGGAATCTTAAAGCAGAAATTGAAAAATCATTCCTGACTAATAAAAAAGCGGATATTAGAGCAAAAGGGATTCATATTTTGCGAATGTTAAGCGAATTGGAATATACAGTCTATTCACAAAGATTATAAAGGACGGTTAAATAATGGATAAAATGCAGATTTTAGAACAAATAAAAACAGACATACAACAGGCTTTTAAAGAATATTCGTCAGAAACCGAATCGGACGCTATTTCGGGAACAATTCAAGAATTAGCACAAGAATATATCGAAAATCTTAAAATACACCAAAAAATCAAACGTGCGAAACTTCCGCGCAAATTGAAAAAGTGGTACAAAAAGAATTTCAAAATATATCCAGTTGAAATAGTCATGGAAATTTCAGGGGGTAACAAATGAAAAAGCATACATTTATTGACGAAAACGGCGACAAAATAACCGCAAACGGCGATAACGCAAATCGTTATTATATGGGGTATAGAGTGCATTTTATTTGCGGGAAATGCAAAAATCAAATCGCGGGCGACGACGAACGGGGAACTTGTCTTCATGTTAGTTATGGGTGTCTTGCGTTTGATGATAAAAGCAATCGTGTATATTGCAAAAAGTATATGGGAGAATAAACATGTTTGAAGTTTGGAGTTCCCCGAAAAAGGGCAAAAAGGGACAAAAATTATATAATGTTATAGACAAAACTTTTGACGGAGTTTCAAAACAAGTATGGAATGCCCGCAAGCAACATGTTTGTGATTTTTGCGGGGGGATAATATTCAAGGGCGATTCGTATGTTTCAACGGTTGATTTTCAAGAACACAAAATCGTTAAATCGTGCGATAAATGTCATCATGGGATTATATCATTATATGGGGATTAAGTCATGACAAACTATTCAATGCAAGACGATTTAAGAAAATATCCGCGTTACTTCTTTGATGAATTGACGCGGACTATTCTTCCTGAAGAATACATGTCGGAACGCAACCCGATTTTGTTTCGGAATTTTCAAAGACATCATTTCGTCGAAAAGACAATCAGGAAAACTAATCCTGCCGAATACGCACGTTTTGAACATTTACAAAAAATGATATTTGTTCCCGCTCAAATGAATTACGATTTAAGTTCGGGAATGTCCGAAAATTTGTTCTTTGAAAAATGGGGAATAAACAAGTATGACGTGATTTTCAACAGGGACAAATGGCTTGAAAATTATTACGACATATCATGATTTTGAGTAGTCAAAACCATGATTTTTTCAAAATATCATGGTTTCGGTGATAGTTTTTTTATAAAAAGTCGGTTAAGGTGATAAAGTAATTTGTTCGGACATGCGAAGTAGCATTCAATGCGGGGACGCGCGAAAAGCAGTTGACGGGCGGTAAATTACGGGGGCTTCTATGAAAATAAATCATTGTAACATTGACTTTAATTCTTATGATGTATGGTTCTTATTTGATAATGCGACGGACAAAAACCGTCGTTTATTATTGGGAAAATGTCCCGTATGCAAAAAAGACATCGTTTCGTTAGTCGAAGAACGCAAAAAGGACGGTCGAATCTTCGTTCAAAAAGAAGTCGGCGCAAAGGCAACAAAACTTATTGACGACGCTTTGAAGAAAAAAGACGTTGTTTATTCTGAATCAGAATTGAAAATCAGACAAGGCAACGGCGCGCCGTTTGGTTTATGTTACGGTGAAACAAAAGAAATTCACAACCATAAAGGGCAAGTCGTTAAGATTCGCGTTAAGCGTTGCGACTTTTTCGGACAAGAAAAGGTTATCAAAGAAGAAGCCGTCGCGGTATGAGGAATAAATGAATAAATTTGAGCAAATAAAACAAATGAATATCGACGAAATGGCAAAAGAGTTGATGTTGGTTGCGAATTGGAATCCGAAAGACAAAGCAAAAGCCGAAAAGATTTACGGCAAAAACAACCCTGAATTATACAAAATGATTTTGCAATCAGAAGTTGTAAAATGAATTTCACTTGTAGTAATGAACAATATATCAGAAACGTTTTTAAAACGTGTATTAACTCATACGAGCGCGGGACAACGGTCAATATTTCGTATGATGTTGTCAAAGAAACAAAGACTTTGAAGCAATTAGGCTTCATTTTTGGCGGGCTTATTAAAGCCGTTTCAAAATACTTTGAAAATTGCGGGTATAATTTCCCGCCGTATGTTCTGAAAGAATGGTTATATCAAGAATGCGGAATCTATACGACGCAGACTTTACCGAACGGAAAACAATTTCAGAGTAGCAAAACATTATCAGTTATGACAAAGCGGGAAGCGTCGGACTTTATTGAAGACGTTATCACCTTTATAGATACATCGGAAATTTTTTCGGATTTTATCTTACCGCCTGAACTTCGTTATTGTTGGACGCACAACATCGACAAAGAACGTTTGCAAGCGGTTCGCGGGTTTAAGTTCCCGAACTTTGATTCATACTTTTTAAGACATCAATCGCGCTTGACGTGTATTCGTTGCGGGGCGCACGGGGGAATGGTCTATCGTTTAGGCAGACCTTTTGAACGCGATTATTTGACATTGCCGTTATGCGGTAAATGTTACGATTACGCGGTTACTTACGGTGAATCGTATTTGATAAAAGATATAAAGTCAGTATTGAACGGAATGTCAATCGACGACTTTTGTTTATATGTTTATTATCTTTATCATAAAAAATATTACTGATTCTTCTTATTTAATAGTGAAGCCCGCAAGCGGGGCGCGTTGTTCCGCTTGCAATTCCTATGAGGTTAAAAGAATGATTGAGTTTTTAAAGCGTATTTTTTGCATACATCGTTATAAAGCACCGCGCGAGTTCTTCATGAATGAACGCGGATTTTATACACAATTAAAATGCGAGAAGTGTGGGCGCATTATCGAAGTATATTCGGAAAGACCAAAACATGGCGCGAAAGTTTGCTAAGCCTTTTTATAATTCAAAAGCGTGGAAAGATTGTCAAAAGGCTTACAAAGCGTATCGCTTAGGAATATGCGAACGTTGCGGAAGTGCAGACGGGACAGAGGTTCACCACAAAATAAAGTTAAATGAAAACAATATCAATGACGTTAATATCTCATTGAACTTCAATAATCTTGAATTGCTTTGCAAGACTTGCCACGCTCAACATCACAACCGCAAGCACGGGTTCACACGCGACGACGTTTGCTTCAATGAGTTCGGGGACTTAGTACGCAAACCCGAAAGGCGCACGCGACAAGGGTTTTGAGGGTCAAGAAAAATTTTTCAACCCCCCCGCCTTGAAATTTTGCGCGAAAAACCCAAAAGACCGCACCCCCAGCTTCGGAAAATGAACGGGAAATCGCATGGGGGGTGTGGTATAAGGAAATTTTTTCAAAATTATGGCAAGATTACAGAAAAAAAATCAAAATAGCGAGTTTTCCGAAGAAATAGACAACGATTTTATTTCCGACGAAGTAATCGCGAAAAAAGAAGAAGAATTGCGCTTCAAAGCGAACGACAAAAAAGTCAAGGCAGAAAAGAAAAAATTACTTAAAATTTTGTCAAAAATTGATGAAAATTTGATTAAAATTTGCGATTCTTTACTTGAAAATGTCGCGTTTATGTCGGTTTTGCTTGACGATTTGGTTAAAACAATCAAAGCGCAAGGAGTTAAAGAGGTTTACAAGAACGGAAGAAATCAATTCGGATATAAAGAAAGCGTTGAATCTCAATCATATAACAAATATATGAAAAGTTATCAGTCTTCAATGAAACTTTTGATTGATATGCTAACAAAGGACGAATCATCAAATGGCAACGAAGTCGAAGAACTTAAAGAATACTTCGCGCGTGGTCGAAAGTAGCCCGATTTTTGAATATTATCGAAAGATTGAAAGTGGCGAAATCGTAACGTCGCTTAAAGTAAAAAAGATTTATAAACATATCGTTGAATGTTTGAAAAAGGGTGACCGTTTCGTTTATAGCAAAGAACGCGCGGAACGTGCAATCGACTTTGTGGAAATGTTTTGCAAACATTCAAAAGGCAAATGGGGCGGACAACCGATAACCCTTGAATTATGGCAAAAAGCATTTATTGGGGCATTGTTCGGGGTTGTCTATAAAAAAACAGGTGAAAGACGCTTCAAAGAAGCATTGCTAGTAATCGGCAGAAAAAACGGGAAGTCGATTATTTCTTCCGCAATCGGTTTATATATGTTAATTGCGGACGGCGAACAAGGCGCGGAATGTTACGCAGTAGCAACAAAGCGCGACCAAGCAAAAATTGTTTGGAACGAATCCGCAAAAATGATTCGTAAATCGCCTGCACTTAAAAAAGTTACCAAAATAACGACAAACAATATCGCGTTTGAAACAACTGAATCGGAGTTCAAGCCGTTATGTTCAGACGACAACACGCTTGACGGTTTAAACCCGCATTATGCTTCATTAGACGAAATCCACGCATGGAAAGACGGCTACCGACTTTATGACGTAATCAGGGACGGAACGTCCGCCCGCGAAGAGCCGATTATTTTGGCAATTACAACGGCGGGAACGGTTCGCGAAGATATTTACGACGGCAAATATTCCGACGCTGAAACGTTGTTAAAATCATTAGAAGACGGTTCAGAAGACTTTTTCGACGAAAACTTCTTCCCCGTAATTTATGAATTAGACGAACGTTCGGAATGGACGGACAAATCCGCATGGATTAAAGCAAATCCGAATCTAGGTGTTAGTAAATCCGTAACGTATCTTGAAAGAGCGGTAAACAACGCGAAGCAAGACCCGTTAAAGGTTACAAACTTATTAACAAAAGAATTTAATATCCGTGAAACGTCGCAAAAAGCATGGTTGACGTTTGAAGCAATATTGAATCAGGAACGATTCAATTTAAGCGAAATAAAATCGCAATATTATTTCGGGGGCGCGGACTTATCAAGAACAACCGACTTGACTTCCGCAAACATTCTTTTCGGGCTTCCCGATTCGCCGAAGTTGTATTGCAAGCACATGTATTGGATTCCTGAAGATTTGTTGGACTTGCGCGTCCGTGAAGACAAAATCCCGTATGATAAGTGGTATTCAATGGGGCTTGTCCGTTTGTGTCGCGGAAACTTAATCAATCCGTCGGACATCACCGCATGGTTTGCGGAAATGATGAACGAATATGACATATATCCGTTTAAAATCGGTTACGACAGATATTCGGCGACATATTGGGTCAAGGAAATGGAAGACACTTTCGGCGATGTTATGTATCCTGTCGCGCAAGGGAAACAAACTCTTTCAAATCCTATGCGAATGTTAGGTGTTGAGTTGACCGCAAAAAATATTGTTTATGACGACAACCCGATAACAAAGTGGTGTTTGTCAAATATCGCGGTCGATATAGACAAAAACGACAACATTCAACCTTGCAAGACTTCAAACCCAAGAATGAGAATCGACGGCGGGGCTTCTTTGTTGGATTCTTACGTCGCATATAAAGATTTTGAATCAGAATACAGGGCTATGATTGCATGAAAATAGAATTTAGAAATTTATATAATAAGTTTTTCGGAAATAACGCGAAACAATCTTTGAACGGCGCAACGGCTTTTCAATTATTGAATAGGACGCTTGCTTCATATTCGGGGTTTAATGGCGGTATTTATGACGAAGCCACCGTCCGCAGTTGTATTCATTCAATCGCGACGAATTGCGCAAAGTTAAAACCGCAACATCGCTTGCAAAAAAAAGTTGCAAATTCCGCGCTTAACCGCATGTTATGGTTGCGCCCGAATCAATACATGAGTTCTTACGATTTTATATATAAGACCGTAACGCAATTATATTGCACAAACAACGCTTTTATATATATTCATCGCGACGAATGGGGAAAGATTATCGGGTTTTATCCTGTTAATTATTCAAATTTACGATTGCTTAATTATCAAGGCGAAATGTTCGCGGAATTTAGTTTCTTATGCGGTAAACGTGTTTGTCTTCCATATACGGACTTAATCCATTTAAGAAGACATTTCAACGAAGACGATATTTTCGGCGAACTTCAAAGGGAAGTTTTAAGAACACCGCTTGATGTCTTGCAGACAATCAATCAAGGCATTATGAACACGATTAAATTGTCGGCGGGGCTTCGTGGTTTGCTTCAATTCAAATCGGTAACACCGAATGAAAAGCAAAAGAAAATCAAAGACGAATTTGTCGAATCTTATTTGAATATTAACAATGCGGACGGATTCGCAACGCTTGACCCGTCATGCGAATTTAAAGAACTTAAAGTCGACCCGCAGACCGCAGACGATAAACAAACATCAATCGCCCGCGAAAATATTTACAGATATTTCAATGTTTCCGAAGAAATTGTCCGTTCAAAATACAACGAAGAAGAATACAACGCTTTTTATTCTTCCGTAGTTGAGCCGATAGCGATTCAGTTATCGCTTGAATTTACTTACAAAGTTTTCACGGATAAGGAAATCGGACACGGAAACGAAATCATATTTTCAGCAGAAAGAATGACGTTCGCAAGCAATGCAACAAAAGCGGAAGTTATTTCAAAGTTAATGCCGTTAGGTATTTATAGCATAAATCAGGCATGCGAGATTATGGAAATGCCGAAAATAAACGAAGATTTCGCGGACAAACATTTAATTTCATTAAATTATGTCAATGCTTCAAAAGCCGACCAATATCAAAACGTCGATAACGACGAGGGAGTTAATAAAAATGACAATGACACAAACATCGAAGAATCAGAATCCGAATCAGAAAATGACGCGAACGGTTGAACTCCGCGACGCGCAGTTTTCGGAAAATGAAGAACAACGAAAAGTTTTAGAGGGTTACGCGGTCGTATTTGATACCCCGACGGTACTTTATGAATATGACGGCATAGAATACAAAGAAATTATCGACAGAGAAGCCCTGAAAAATGCCGATATGAAAGACGTTTGCTTGAAATACAATCACGGCGACAACGCTTTGATTCTTGCAAGAACTCGAAACGGCAGTCTTCAATTAACCGTTGACGGGCATGGGTTGAAATTCCGTGCGATTTTGCCGAACACAACTTCGGCGAACGATGTTCACGAACTCGTAAAAGACGGAATCTTAGACAAATGTTCGTTTGCGTTCAGGGTTGAAGAAGATAGTTACAATTCAGACACACACACTAGAACAATTTTGAAAATAAAACGTATGTATGACGTAAGCGTGGTGGATATTCCCGCTTATGAAGATACAAACGTCGAAGCCCGCAGTTATTTCGACGGAATAGCGAAAGAACAAGTTGCTTCGGAGAGAGCAAAACGGGTTCAAAAGTTAATTTGTAGAACGTACTTGTAAAAATAGGAGTAAAAAAGAATGAACAAAAGATTAAAAGAAATTTTAGCAAGAAAAAAAGAAATCCGTTCAATTTTGATGAGCGATGAAAAATGCGACATTGACGAATTAGAAAAAGAATTGCGTTCGCTTGAATCCGAACAAAATGGAATCGAAAAAAGACAAGAAATCGCAAATTCTATCAAAGACGGTTCAATTTCAGATTTCCAAGAATATGGCAAATCTTTTGAAGAAAGAAAAACCGAATATGGCGTAGATTCAAAAGAATATCGTTCCGCGTTTTTCAAAACTCTTGTCGGTGTTGAGTTAAACGAATCCGAAAAACGTGCAATGACCACGAATACAAGTTCAGCGGGCGTGGCAGTTCCGACACAAACTTTGAATAAAATCTATGAAAGAATTGAAAATGGTTCAATCACTTACGGGCTAGTTACAGTTTCGCATTTACGCGGTAATGTTTCAATTCCGTTAGAAAAAACGACAAACGACGTTCAACGTAAAGGCGAGGGCGAAAACGGAACGATTGTCGATGATACGTTAGAAGATTTAAAACTAGGTGCTAAAAAATACATCAAGTTAGTAAAACTTACATGCGAACTTGAAGCAACCGCGATTGACGCATTAGAAGATTACATCGTTAGAAAGTTGTCTAAAAAGTTAATGTTAGCGTTTGACGCTGATATTATCAACGGCGACGGTAACAAAGGCGCAAAAGGTATTTTGAAGACTTTAACGGCAACCGATACCGCGTCAAATGAGGGTTGGACGCTTAAAGATATTTTGAAATTATTTGCAAGTATTCCTGCCATTGCAAGAAAAGGCGCAACTCTTATGATGTCAACAAATACATTGTACAATGATATTTTGGCAATAACAGACGCTAACAACAGACCAATTTTTGACGTAACAAACGAAAAAGTATTAGGTCGTGTAGTTGCAGAATGCGACGACGTACCAGACGGAACAATTATCTTCGGCGATTTTTCCGAATACATGTTCAACTGGTCAAAAGACGCGGAAATCTCAAAATCAAAAGAAAACGCGTTTGAATCAGGCGATACAGTATATCGTATTCTTGCACTTGCCGACGGCGGTCTTGCTGATTTAGGCGCAATGGCAGTTATGCAAAAAAAAAAGTAACGCCTGATGATTTGACCCCGACTTTGGAACAATTAAAGGCGGTTGCGGATAAGTTGACCGTTTCTTATACCGAATCAGAAACGACGGACACTTTGACGCAAAAAATCTTAGCAGTTACACCGACTGAAACGCAATTAAAATCAATGAATGTGGAACAGTTGAAAGTTCTTGCAGATTGTAAAGAAATGACATACACATACACAAACAAAGATAATTTAATCGCGTTGATTTTGGCAGAATATAAAGAATAGTAAAAAGGGAGTAGATTTCGGATAATGCGGGCGGATTCTTCCGCCCCTCTCTTTTGTATTATAAAAGGATTTTTAAAAATGTCGATTGAAATAGCAGACATAAAAGCATATTTGAGAATTACCCATAATATTGATGATAAATTTATCGAACGTCTTGTCGAAGTTTCAAAGGCATTCATCAAAGAACAAACGGGGGTCGATTTTGTCGAGGGCGACAAAGTCTATGAGCAAGGAATTTTATTCCACGTTGCGCATTTATACGATAACCGTTCAGCGATTACCGAAAAGGCGGTTAATGAAATCCCGTACACGTTGGACGCAATAATCCGACATATTAAGATTAGAGGTTCGATAAATGATAAATAGGGGTAAATATAACAGACCTATTGAGATATGGGAAGTCAAAAAAGGGACGGTTAAAAACCGTTTGGGTGAATATGCGGAAGTCAAAGAAAAAGTCGCGGAAATATTCGCTTGCGTAGAAACGCGCGTCGGCGGTTTGTTGACGGGTCGTCCCGCTGATACTGTAATGACTACCGTTACGCATAAATTTTCATGGGATTATAACAATTTCCCTGAAATATTACCCGATAAACATTTTATTAAATATCAGGGGCATACGTTCAAAGTCAATTATTCACTTGACGACGGATTTAAAAACGAAGAATTGCAAGTCTTCGTTACTGAAAAAGTTTAAACAAATATTTTGCAAGAAAGCGGGGTTTGATATGTCTTCACAAGAGGGCTTTTTATTTGGCGAATTATCAGACTTCAAACAGCGTCTTATGCAAGATATTAAAAAAGAATTTCCTGAAGAAACAAAAAAATTCATCAAAGCCGAAGCAAAAGCATGCATGAAAGTTGTTAAAAAAGTTGCAAGAAAAGAAGTCGGCACATCAAAAGGCAAGAAAAAGCATTGGATTGAATCAAAATCTTATCATAAAGGATTTAAAGTCGGCAAAACTTACAACTATTCAAATGACTTATGTTGCAGAGTTTACAACAAAGCACCGCATGCGCATTTGATTGAATACGGGCATGTGAACGTTCCAAGAACTTCAAAACGTGCAACTACACGCGCGGGACGTGCGGAACAAGCGAAGCAAAAGCGCGGAACTGGTTTCACTATGGGGAAATTTGTTTTTAAAATTGCCGAGTTAGATTTTGAAACGCAGTATTTGAACGACGCGGAAATGTTCATGTATAAACATTTTGACAATACTTGCGATACAAAAGGCAAAAAGGGCGCGACATTTAAAGGAACATTAGAGGCTAGTTGGTAATGATTTCAACTATTGAACTATACGAAGCAATCCGCGAACGTTTAGAATCAACGTTCCCGAATATTACGGTGCAACAAAAAGACATTAAGAATATTTTGCGACCGTCTTTATATATTCAATATGTCGGCAAGAATCTTGAAAAAACCGCAAAAGAATATTTTTCGGACAAGATTTCATTCAATATTATTTATTTTTCAAAAGAAGAACAAATTTTGGAACTTCTTGAAATTGAAGAAGCAATTACAAAGGCTTTTAACGCGCCTTTAATTATCCGCGATGATAAATCTATCGTGGAAGTAGTAAAAGACGCGTTACAGAGCAACCTGAACGAAGAAGACTATTTCTTGAACGCAACAATGGACTTCACTTTGACGCAAAGAATGTCAGAAGACGAAACAGGCGAGGAAATGGAAGAAATCGACTTCGTATTGAAGCAGGAAGACAATTCGGAAATATACGACGATTCAATGTCAGATATTGAAATATAAAGGAGAGTTACATGGCAAAATTAACTATTGACGACATCAAAGCGACGATTGAAGTTATATTCAAACAACGTGTCGCAAACTTAATCGCAGTCGGAACAAAAGGACGTGTTCTTTTTTGTTTGAAAAACGAAAACGTAGCATTTTTATATAAGCACGTTTCCGCGTCAAAAACATATTACACAAAAACACCGCTTGCGGTTGATGTAATGGTATATTCAGACGAAGCATGCGAAACCGAAGTCGGCGCAATTACTGAATATGAAGCGGGAACTTCTTTTAAAATTGGCACTACTTCATACGCATTGACTAGCGAAAACACAATCGCAACACACGGATTCAGAAAAAGGGTATTCGGTTCGGCAGTTTTCAGCCTTGACGGTGAAGAAAAACTAGAAAAACAAATCAAACAGATTTTCAACGGCGGGGCGGTTGAAGTTACAGTCCTTGAATATTCAAAGAATATGTCCGCAGTAGTAGAGCAAATCAACACGATTGATTGGAACTGGTTATTTACAACCGAAGCGGACGAGCAAACGACCGTTGCTTCATATTGCAAAGAGAAAAAACGCTTCGGGCTTGTTTATAATTTACAATCCGATTCAATGTTTGTTGTTTCTTGCAACAATCCGTCAGCAATTCTTGCAGACGACGACAAAACAACAATTTACACGGTTGACTTGTTGCCGATTCTTATGGGTGTAATTGCGGGTTGTCCTTACGATAAATCTATTTCTTACAAAGTATTTACGGAATTGAAATCCGTTGAACTTCCGTCAGAAATTTTGCAAGGTCAATGCACTTTATACAATGAAGAAGAAGGTGTCCGAGTTGCAAGCCCTGTTAATACTTTGTTGACATTAGGCGAAAACGTAACGGAAGACATGAAATCAATTTGTATTGTCGAGGGAATGCAACGTCTTAAAGAAGATATTAAATACGCTTTCCGTACCGCTTACAAAGGCAAATACAAAAACAAATATGATAATCAATGTTTGTTCTTTTCCGCTTGTAATTATTATTTGAAACAATTAGAAGATTTGGGAATCCTTGACCCTGATTATGATAACAATGTCGATGTAAACGTTAAAAAACAACGTGAAATGTGGATTGCAGTCGGCAAAGACGCGGACGAAATCAACAAAAAATCAGACATGGAAATCAAAGAATTGACTTTCAAAAAAATGGTTTATCCGCTTGTAAATGCGAAATTCCTTGACGCAATCGAGGGAATGAGCATGGAAGTTGAAATGTATTAAGCATAAGACTTCATAAGCTAGCAATTAAAACGATTAGAACTTAAAACATAGGAGTAAATAAAATGCCTTTTAATACAAACGAAACATTCAACGGCACAAACGGCACTTTGTGGATAAATAACACACCTTGCGCGTCCGTGCAAAGTTTTTCATTCAAGCAAACAAACGTCTATGAAGACATCAAAAAATCAGGTTCTTTGAGCAAGTCCCGCCGACTTGTCGGTGTTGAATACGCGGGGACAATTTCAAAATACAAAGTCGATAATACTTTCATTAGTTTAATGAAAGAATACAAAAACGGCGACGAGCCTGAAATTAAACTTGTCGGCAAGATTACAAACAAGACAACGGGAATCACCGAACGTGTCGAAATTACGGGTGTTACTTTGGGCGAATTAGATATTTTGAATTTTGAACAACAAAAAGTCGTTACCGAAGAAATCCCGTTTGAAGCGGAAGACTGGAATCCGATTGACTTGTAATCAAAATATATAGGTTAGTTCATTTGCTTGTTTTGGAAACCTATTCAACTAAAACCGAAAACAAGCACTTTTTATACAAAAAGAAAGGACAACAGGCATGGCAGAAGAAAAGAAACTCGTTACTACTGAAATGTTTTTAGCAAAGAAAAAGGTTATTGACAAAAAGCCTGACGCTTTTTATTCCGAAACATTCGGCGGATATATCGAGATTGAAAACACGCATTGCGAAGCGTTTATCGCAACATTGGGTGATGAAACAATCGACCGAACTTATAAAATCTCTCGTTTGGTTTATGAAAATTGTCCACAATTCCGCGATTCGGTTTTGTTGGAAGAATACAAAATTAAAGACCCGTACGAACTACCGCAAAAAATATATGAATCGCGACTTATGGAACTTTACGAACTAGGCACAGTCATTATGAGCGTTTACGGTTATACGGAAGAAGTTATCGAAAAGATTAAAAAAAAATAAATGAAGATAAAGACTTCCAATTCTTACATTTTTATTTGCAAAAAGGCTTCACGCTTCAATATTTGCTTAATTTGACTATTGAAGAAAAACAATTCATGACCGCTTCAATGGAACAATCATTAGAGGATAAAAACGAACTATGGGAAAGACTATCGGCTTAATTATGGCGATACAAGACAAAGTTTCGCCGAATATTAAAAAAATAGCGGATAAAATCGGAATCACCGAAAAAGAAGCGAAAAAACTTAATAATCAAGTAAACAAATTGTCAAAAGATTTAAGCAATAAATTAAAAGGGGCTTGCACCGCCGTTGGAATCGGGTTCGGGGCAGTTACCGCGACGGCGGGGGTTCTGATAAATAAGACGATTGAAGCGGGCGACCGTATCGACAAAATGTCGCAAAAAATCGGAATGTCGCGTCAAGCGTTTCAAGAATGGGACTTCATCATGTCGCAAAACGGCGGAAGTGTTGAAAGTTTGCAAATGGGCTACAAAGCATTAGCCAATCAAATGGGCGGAGTTCAAAAAGGTTCAAAAGATTCAATCGGCTATTTTAAAAAATTGGGTGTAGCAGTCAAAGACAATCATGGACAGTTGAGGAAGCAAGAAGACGTTTTCAACGATTCCGTGCGCGCCTTACAAAATATGAAAAATCCGACCGAAAAAGCAATTATTGCAAACAAACTTTTCGGAAAATCCGCTATTGAAATGAAACCGTTATTAAATCAGACTTCGGAATCGGTGGACACGTTGCGCAAACGTGCAAATGATTTAGGCATGGTTATGTCAGACGAAGCGGTGGACGCTTCCGTCAAATTAACTGATTCAATAGACGCGATTCAAAGGTCTTTTTCAGCATTCGGAAATCAAATCGGGGCGCAGTTAGTCCCATACGTTCAGCAATTAGCAGACGAATTGATTAACCATTTACCGCAAATTAAATCAGCGTTAGACCCTGTTTTGAACGGGTTGTCAAATACGATTAAGTTTCTTATGGAACATATTAACGGGGTCATATTCGTTGCAACGGCTTGTTTGTCAACGTTCCTTGCTTATAAAGCAATCAACGGAGTAATAACAACGATTAAGACGTTACAGACTATTATTCAAGCCGTTACAGTAGCGCAAGGACTTTGGAATGCGGTCATGATTGCAAATCCTATCGGGTTAATTGCAACGGGTATCGGTTTATTGATTGCGGGTATAGTTCTTTTGATTAAGAACTGGGACACCGTAAAACAAAAAACGGTTGAATTTGCAACGATTGCAGTTCAAAAGATTCAATCAATGTGGGAAAAAATCAAACCTATTTTTGAGAAAATCGCAAAAATAGCAAAGATTGCGTTTCAGTTTACCCCTGTCGGAATGGCTATCAATGCGGGAAAAGCAGTCGCGGGCGCGGTCGAAAAACACAAAAAAAACGCGTTGGGAACTTCTTACTATTCGGGTGGTAGTACACGAATAAACGAGTTCGGTGGCGAAATTGTCGATTTACCGCAAGGGTCGCGCATTATTCCGCATGATATTTCGCGAGAAATGGCGAAAAATAGCGGGGGTGGAATTAACGTTCAAGTAACAATCATGGGAAATATGGTCGGCAATCAAGAATTTTTGAATCAACTTGCGGACGTATTCGCCCGTAAATTACAAGTAGCAATGGCGGTGAAATAATGTTCCTTACAATGAGCGACATAAAAGCAACAAGTCTTTTTGTTGTCCCGATAGTTCCGCCTGATGTAGAGTTCAGGCATGGGGGCGAGAATCAGACCTTACAAACAGTTAAAGGGAATGTCCGACTTGTCGGAAAACAGACTTTACAAACGATTAGTTGGTCTTCGGTTTTTCCAGTTCGGAAAAATTATCCGTTTGTGGCGGTTGGTTCGCGTCTTAACGGGTATGAATATATTAACTTTTTGGAAAAATCAATTAAGAGCGAAGTTCCTATCCGAATTGTTGCAACAACGGCGCGAAAACGTCCGATTTGTAACATGTTAGCAAGTATCGACGACGGCTTTTCATGGTCGGTTGATACGGCGGGTGATATTCGTTACTCGTTATCTTTGACAGAATTTCCTGTCAAAGTTTGGGACTATGTCAACGCGTCGCCGACATTAACGCAATACTTAACAACGATTGCAGTTCAAAGCGTCGCAAAAAAAGCCCTTTCGGGTGTTGGGTTGTTATGATTTATAAATATTTGATAAATGGAAACGAAGTCGAAAACATTGTTTCGCCTGAATGGTCGGACGATTTAGACAATTATGCGAATACTTTTTCTTTTTCAACGTGCAACGCGTATGAAATCGGGTCATTGTTTCAGACTCAAACCGAAACGGGCGAAATCGTCTTAAAAGGAATAATTACAGACTTTGAACAGAGCGAGCCGAACGTTTTAAGATATTCGGGCTTTGATTGCGGATTCTATATCAATCAGAATGAAATTATTGAACAATTCAAAAAGATTAAGATTTCGGACGCGATTAAGAAGTTATGCGAAAATTACAAAATACCTATCGGCAAAATACCGAACATGACTTCAACCGTAACGGAAATTTTCAAGGATAAAAAATTAAGTGATGTAATTAGTCAATTATTAGATTATGCAAAATTAAAAGGTTGCGTCAAAGATGTATATTTGACATGCGCAACTGGTAAACTTGAAATATTGACTTACGGGAAATTAAGCAACTTGACGGGTGATATGAACGTCTTTTCGACAAAATCACAAAAGACAATCAATTCGCCGTCTTTAAAAGTATCAATGCAAGATTTACGAAATCGCGTCGTTATTGCAGATAATTCGGACAAAAACCGAACACGCGTAACGATTAGCGATTCAAAATCAATCAGCAAATACGGTTTGCTTCAGGAAGTTGAAACGGTGGACACATCGAAAACAAATAACTTGAAGAAAATCGCGGGCGACAAATTAAAAGAATTAAACAAACTTACGCGTTCTATAAGCATGTCTATGTTAGGCGATTACAGAATGCGAAAAGGAGTAATAATGCCGATTGATTGCGAAGAATACGGAGTTAAAGGCGATTTTTTGATTAAGTCTTCAAAACACGAAATCGACGGAAACGTCGAAAAAGTAACGGTTAATCTTGAAATGCGTTAATAATAGGGGATAAACAGGCATGGAAATCGGAAACGAGCAAAAAGACTTTTTCGGAGTTCTTGCGGGTGAATTAAAAGGACGCGACAACCCGACAGACTTAAAAAGCGGAATCGTTGCGAAAGTTGAACAAGTTGCGCCGTTCGTTATCGTGAGTTATTCCGACGGTAAAATAATGTTGAATGAAAACGAAGAACTTTTAATTTCTGAATTTTTCCGCTTGCGTTGTAATATCGACAAAACTGGGACATTGTCTTCAACCGTTCCGAGTGATACAGACAACGCCGAATCTATAACCGAAACACATTCTAGCACGGGGACGGCTTGTCAAATGCCGAACGCGATTTCAAGTCTTGCTAGTGCAATTTTGGGAGTTCGCGACGAATTACTTGCGCTTAAATGCGATTTGCAAATCGGCGACCATGTATTGTTAGCGAGTTTGGAACAAAAAGACCGCTATATTTTGATTGATAAAATTCTAAGTGAGGTTCAAAAATAATGTTTCCGACAATAATTGAAGAAACCGAAAACGAAACGCAATCTTTGCGCGATAAAGTTATTTCAACGGGTACAGATTTAAACTATACCCCCGTCATGGATTTTTCAAAAAAAGTTTTGTTAATGACGAATGGTAGTCCAAAAATAACAAACGATATTGAAGCAATTCGACAATGGATAATTTTATTTATTACCACCCCGAAAAACACATATAAAATCTATGAGGGGACAGACTTCGGAACATCAATCCGAAAACTATTCGGACATAAAACCTTGAACAACGGTTTTGAAGAATCGGAAGTCGAAAGAGAAGTCCGCGAGGGCTTACCGCTTTGCCCCGCTATTAGTAGCGTAACAAGTTTTAATATGTTGAAAGAGGGAAAAACCGTCAAGATTGAAGTTGAAGTCGAACTATACAACGGGGACTTAGTAACGGAAACGGTGGACGTTTCTTATTTAGTAAAGTGAGGATATAAAATCAATGTTTTTGAACGTAGATAAATCAGACGAACAAATCACGGCAGACATTTTGACGGAAGTTCCGTCAAAGTATCAAAAAAGCGTCGGATTCTTTGCATGGGATTATGCCCGCGCAATCGCTATCGGCGGATTAAGCAAGGTTTATGAGAAATTGAAATATATTTGCAAAATGGGCGATATAAACAATTTTGAATATGACGACCTTGTTTTATTCGTGAAACAACGTCGCGGAATTGAAGCGCACAAAGCACAAAGCTCGACAGGTTCTTTGACCGCAAAAGGAAACGGAACAATCAGCGTCGGCGATTTATTTCAAACCGAATCAGGATTGCAATTCAAAGCGACGGAAGAAAAAACGATTACAGAATCGGGAACTTTTGCTATTGAGTGCGTAACGGCGGGGATAGTTGGAAACGTTCCTGCGGGTCTTATTACAGTTATTCCTGTTAGCATTGCGGGAATTGCAAGCGTAACAAACGAAACGGCAACGGCGGGCGGTTACGATAACGAAACAAAAGAATCTATTATCGAAAGATACATGGAAGATTTGCAACAACCGATTACGTCAAACAATAAAAACCATTATAAAAAATGGGCTAAAGAAGTAACGGGAGTGGGCGACGCAAAAATAAAACCGCTATGGAACGGCGACAACACCGTTAAAGTAGTTGTTATCAATACAGATAACGCGCCCGCAGACAAAACACTTGTCAACGCGGTTCAAAAGTATATTGACCCGTTCGGCTACAAAGTAACAAAAGGCAATTTGACGGGATATGTTCAAAATTATACAGGCGGGAACGTCCCCGTAGGCGAAACGGTCTTCAAAGATTACGATTTGTCGGAAGTTTTGGCAACGGCGGGAACTGATGAATTTTCTTATGCTTCCGAAAAAAAATACGGTTGGAGACACGGAAACGGTCAAGCGGATATTGGCGCATACGTTACCGTAGAAAGCGCAACCGCAAAAAATATTGATGTCGTGGTTAAAGTTATTTTGAAATCGGGTGCAGATTTGCAGACCGTCAAAGAAAACATCAAAGAACAAATTGAAACTTATTTAAAATCGACCGTATTTAATGATTCATATATCAGTTATGCGAAAGTTGGTTCATATATTTTGAGAGCCGACGGTGTTCTTGATTACGACGAAACGTCTTTGAAGTTGAATAATGCAAAAGACAATGTTCTTTTGACTGATTCCGACGAAAAAATCGAAATTGCGATTTTGAATAATCTTGAAGTAACAAAGGGAGAACAGGCATGACAATAAAAGACGATATTATCAAGTTAATAAATGCGGTTTACCGTAACGACGATTTTATAAATGACTTTACGGAAGCGTTAAGAATTGTTTTTCAACGATTGATTGATTTTTGCGACGCAGTCAAAGACAATCATTTTTTTGACAAGTTGGACGAAAACGGCTTAATTTGGTGGGAAGTTCGTTTGAAGATAATTCCGTCAGCAACTCAAACGCTTGACGATAGACGCGCGACGGTTCAAGCGAAGTATTTGTCAAATGGACATAACGAAATTAAGTTAATTCAAAAGATTTGCGACAGTTGGAAAAACGGCGAAATCGAAGCGGATTTCGTGAACGGCAAAATACAAATTCAATTTGTCGGTTCTTTTGGTATTCCGTCGGATTTGGATTCTTTGAAAGAATCTATTGAAGAAATTAAACCCGCGCATTTACCTATTGCGTGGTTGTATCGCTATTTGTTAAAAAAAGAAATTCATCACGTTTTGACAAAAGCGCAAATGCAGACGTACAAAAAACATCAATTTTGTAATTGTAAAATAAAGGAATAACAGGCATGGGAAACTCAACAGAAAATTTAAACTTGTATCTAACAGACATGGACACGGACGGAAACGACACTTTCGACTTCGACCGCGACTTAAATCAAAACTTTATGAAAATTGATAACGCAATCGGCAATATGAAAAATACAGTTGTCGGACTTCCGCCGTCAATTTGTACAAATTTAAGAATTACAAAAAACGGTCTAGTAGTATCTTTGAAGTGGAACGACCCGAACGATACTGTAATCGACGGACTTGTCGCTTGTTCGTGGGGGCAAACGGTTATTGTCAGAAAAGCGGGAAGTTATCCTGAATCAATCGAAGACGGAACAGTCATCGCAACAAATACGGAACGCAACAAATACAGTACAAGCGAATTGACCGACAATTTGCCTGATTCTACAAATGATTATTATTACCGCGCTTTCCCGATTTCTGTAAATGGGGCGATTTGCCTTGATAATGCAAACAAATTCGGAAGTGCTATAATTTATGAATTTATAATCAACCCGTCAAATGGAAACCCATTCGGGAAAATTGAATATTGCGGAAGAAATGCAAATTATAAACCCGCAAAAATGGATTTTGCGAACGGTGTTTTTGATTATGGCGACTGGAAAAATTCGTTTATTATGGACGCATTTAAACCCGTAATGTTAAAACAAACGGGTGAAGTTGCTTATTATCTTAACCCGTACAATATGAAACAAAAACTTGACGGGACAGCGTCAGACGCAACAAATAAAAATTTTGCGGGCAACGTCATGATTCAAATTGCGCAAATATGGATTAAAGAAGTAAACGAAAACGGATTGACCCATATTTATATTGCAAATCAACAAGTTGATGAAGATTATGATTGCTTGTCGCATATCAACAAAAGCAATAAATTAGTTCCATATTATTATTATGCAAAATACAACGGTTCAACCGTAAACGGGGTTCAACGTTCAATAAGTGGACTTGCGCCGTCAACAAATGCAAGCGGAGTTACTCAAAGGACTTATTGTCAAGCGAACGGCAACGGACACGACGCACGCGAAGCGTCATTCTTGCGCTTGATGTACTATTTGCACATGTTAATCGGTAGAACGACAAACGTTCAAGAAACTTTCGGAACTGGTCGCTATACTGGTGGGTCAAATAATAATTATGCGCAATTAACAAGCGGTTTAAATGACGATAAAGGTATGTTTCATGGCGATAACAACAACGGAACTGTAACAACATTCTTTATTGATAACTTTTGGGGCAACGTATGGGAATTGACGGTCGGTTGTATTCAGAAAAACGGCAAATTGTTATATAAAATGACGCCGAACACTTATGACGGTTCAACCGCTAACGATTACAACACCGACGGAACGGGTTATCTTGATTCAGGGATTAATGTTGGAACGGGTACAATATCGCAAGCGTATATTAAAAATATGCAATGCGTTCCGAAAATTGGGCTTGTTCCTTGCGAATTTACGGGGGCAAGCGCAACAACTTATTATTGCGACGGATTTTGGACGACAAACGTTGTCTGCTATCTTAGAAGTGGTGGCAGTTCGCACTCTGGCAACGGTCTTTTGGACGGTTTGTTTGCGTTCACGGTGAACACCGTCGCTTCGGACTCGGGTTGGGACTTTGGTGCGTCGCTCTCTTATAAAAACCCCTCTTAGGGGGTTCGGGGGCATTCCCCCGCTTGTTTATACAATTTAATTTTTTTGGGGCTTTGTGTTGAACTGTGGTGGCAGTTCGAACTCTGGCAACGGTCTTTTGAACGGTTTGTTTGCGTTCACGGTGAACAACGTCGCTTCGAACTCGAATTGGAACTATGGTGCGTCGCTAACTTATTGAATCTCTGATTTTTTTGCAACGTCAAAGCCCTTGCCACTAGGCAAAAATTAGCCGACAAGAGGTGCGTATTAGTAATCAGTAAATAAAACGACGCAAAGGGTTATTTACAAAAAAAGACGAAAGTTCGCAAGGCTTCATTTAATAAGAGATTCAGGAAAACCTCATTTTGAAAACATATAAAAATTTTGATTTAGTGTCCGACAGTTTCATGGACTATACTTTAAATTGTGCAAGCAAGCGGAAAACAACACGCGAAGAAGTTCAAGACGTAATTGCGCATAAAGAAGAAACAAAACAACAAATGCGCGACGATTTAAAAAATCGACGTTTGAAAAAATGGATTCATAAAGCCTATATCAGATATGACGGAGTTTCTAAAAAGCAAAGAATTATTGTCCCGCCGTCATTTTCAAGAACGCGACCTGAACAATGGTGGCATTATATCGCGATGAAAAGCATTCAACCGATTATTGTCAAAGGTTCTTATTTTTATTCTTGCGGGTCATTGCCGAATAAAGGTGTTCATTTTGGCAAGAAATATCTTGCAAAATTTATCAAGAATCGCCCGAAAGATATTAAATATTGTTTGAAAATCGACGTTCGCCATTTTTATCCGAATATTGATACAAACATTTTAAAATACAAACTTGAAAGAATTATCAAAAATGACGATTTAATATACTTGTTATTTTGGGTAATTGATAACAACGTCGCACTTCTTCCTGACGGGACAATAATTTCGGGCGGGTTGACGGTCGGCGGTTATCCGTCGCAATGGTTCGCAAATTTCTTCATGCAAGATTTCGACCATTACATGAAAGAAGTTTTAAAAGTCAAATTTTATATGCGATATATGGACGATATTATCGTATTGAGCAGTAATAAAAAAGAATTGCGCAAGGTTCTTGAAGAAATCCGAAAACAATTCAAAATATTACATCTTGAATTAAAGTCAAACTATCAAATTTTTAAATTCGATTATACAGACAAATTCGGAAAAACTCATGGTCGTTTTATTGATTTCATGGGCTTCAAATTTTATCGAAGCAAAACAACAATTCGCAAAAGTACGTTTTTGAGGGCTTGCAAAACCGCCCGCAAAATTCGGAATACAAAACTATTAACATTGAAACGTGCTTACAAGATTGTTTCATATAAAGGGTGGTTTGATGATACAAATTCTTTTCAAGCGTATCAAAAACATATAAAAGCAAATGTAAATATACAAAGTTGTAAACGGTTAATAAGTAAAGAAAGCAAGAGGGGAAAGAATGGAAATCAATTACAGAATGTCAGAAAGCAACACAAAACCGCTTGAAATTGATGTTTCTTTATCAGACGACGGGGTTTATATCCGACGCGACATCAAAGAAGTTGAAGTCGAAACAATGAACGGTCAAAAAGTCAAAAAATACCAATATCAAGAAGCATTTTTGACAAAATCGGAATATGAAGCATATTCCCGCGAGTTAATAGCAAAAACAATCAACGGGGAAGATAATTCGCAAGCATACGCAGATTATAAGCGGAAATTAGACACCCCGATAGAATATCCCGCAAACGGTTTCACATACAAACCGAAATGGGCTGAAACGGTTTATGCGGGTTTACTTCAAAAAGGGGCTATGCTTCCTGATATATTCCCGCTTCCGATTTATGACAGTACGGAAACGGAAGAACGCATGCAAAAAATGACAATGCAAGAATTAATTACTTTGTCAATTTTCTTAGCAACCGCGCAAGAAAGATTCTTCAAAGAGTACAAAGAAGCGAAAGTCGGTTTATAAAAGTTTGGTTGGGCGGTCGGGTATTCAACGGACGGCGCGCAAAAGTTCGGCGAAGTTCGGGCAGGGCAAATCATAGGACGGGCGAAAACCCGTCTTTGATTTTAAAAGTATAGAAGTAGGTTCAAATGTTCAAAAGCCTTTACTTAAAAATTGACGATAAGCGCGAAAAAATAGAAGATTTTATCGCGGACAATGTCCTGAAGCGTTGGGACGAATTAAAAAACGTTGACGATTTACGCAAAGCGGGTTCGCTTGCAGTAATTAACGCGGTCAGCGCGTACGCTATGACTTACGGTTTGCCCGCATTGACGGACGACGTAAAAGAACAAATCGCAAATGCGAATGTCAAAGTTTTAAAACGTTTGAATAGGAAGTTACAAAAACAGTTGAAGAAGAAGTCAAAAGACTACATCAACAGGCATGGGGGCGAAAGTGTTTAATTTTGATTTATTAGACAAGAAAAAAACATATATCGGTTTGCAATATGGAAAATCATTCATAGCAAAACAGATTCAAAAGTTTTCAAAAGAATACGCGCCGAACTCAAAAGAGATTCCAACGCACGTTCTAGGTTTAAAATTCCGCTATGGTACATGGTGGATTTTTGAATCACACGCAAAAGGTTTTAAAAAATTAGGAGTTCCTGCGGGGGTTCGCAGAATGAAACGCGAATTGTGGGAACAAATCGAAGACAAGAACGAATTTCGCGTCTATCCGATGAAATTAAAAGTTCGCAGTCTTGAAAACTACATCGGGCAACCATACGGAACGGGCGACATAAAAGCCCTGATGAAAGCGTCAATATTTGGTACAAATGGAAAGCAAAAAGACCGCGACGGGCTTATTTGTTCCGAATATATGGCTTTGTGCAACGATAAAATTTGCAAATATTATAATTTGCCCGCTTATTGCATAACACCTGCACATTTTCAAAATTATTTTGATAAAAAAGGAATCCACGCAATAGAGGGGGGCGCAGAGTGTCAATAAGTCTTATTGCTTCTATTATTGCGGTAACGACCGCACTTGTCGGCTTGATTGTTCAAGTATTAACGGCGGGGGTATATATTGGAAAATTAGAGGGTTTCAAAGACCTTATAAACCACCGTTTCA